CTGATGGTGAAATACAACGATTCCGAATTGGAATTGTTGGTCATGGGTTTGTAGGTCAAGCCGTTGAGTATGCTTTTACGCATCCTCTGGTAGACTTCAACTTCTATGATCCGAAGTATGATACTTCAGTTGAAAATTTACAACACACCCCACGAGAGAATCACCCACAGTGTTTCTTCGTGTCCGCTCCTACTCCGTCGAATGATGATGGTTCGGTTGACTCTAGTATTGTTGAAGCGGCAGTTGCTAACTGTCTGGTTTATACCGATGCACTAGTAGTTGTTAAGTCGACTATTACTCCGGAGTCTATCGACCGTCTATACTCTGCGATGAACAGAGAACAGGTGAATCGATTTTGTTATAATCCAGAATTCCTCACAGAGAAGAATGCAAAGGCAGACTTCGTTACTGCGAAGTTTCATGTCATGGGTGGTATGCCAGAAGCATGTCAAGACCTTATTGATATCTATGAAATCTTCGGGTCGTGTGAGTCCAATAATTATCATCGCATGACTGCGTACGAGGCATCCTTTGTCAAGTATTCGATCAACTCATTCTTGTCTACTAAGATCACATTCTTTAATCAGTTATATGATATAGTAAATTTATATGGGTGTAACTTTAACACTATCGTTCGTGCCGTGGGTGCAGATGATCGTGTAGGACTAGGACACACTCGTGTGCCTGGCTTCGATGGTAAACGTGGATTCGGTGGTGCATGTCTTCCTAAAGACACACGTGCTTTTCTGGATTTTTCTACGCATCTGTTCGCGGACGGAACTGAAACTAGTTTCGATTTATTGGAGAAAGTACTTGACATCAATAGTGCTTATCGTGTACAATATGACCTCGATGAACGTGAAAGAGTTAATAACATTACATTTGTAGATTTTGGAGGCAAAAATGTCGATAATGGACAAACTAAAGAAAAACTCGAAGATAAAGGAGACATCGACCCTATCGACGAGTAAATTCTTTACTGAAAAAGATATGGTCCCAACTGACGTTCCTATGGTGAACGTTGCGTTGTCAGGCTCTGTCGATGGTGGTATCTCGCCAGGACTCACTGTCCTCGCTGGACCATCCAAACACTTTAAGACATCTTTTGCCTTACTCATGGCAGGTGCATATCTTAACGCGAAACCAGATGCGGTCATGTTGTTCTATGACTCAGAGTTTGGTTCACCACAATCATACTTCGAACAATTCGGTATTGACACTAGTCGTGTACTGCACACACCTATTGCAAACGTCGAAGAGTTGAAGTTTGACTTGATCAGCCAACTAGAAGAGTTGGACCGCAATGATGATGTGATTATCGTGATTGACTCTATCGGTAACCTTGCGTCTAAGAAAGAACTAGAAGATGCACTAAACGAGAAGGGTGTCGCAGACATGTCTCGTGCGAAGGCACTGAAAGGTCTGTTCCGTATGTCAACACCATACCTTGCGATGAAGAACATCCCGATGCTTGCAATCAATCACACTTACAAAGAGATTGGTCTGTTTCCAAAAGATGTAGTAAGTGGTGGTACTGGTATCTATTACTCTGCCGACAACATCTGGATTATCGGTCGTCGTCAAGAGAAGCAGGGAACTGAGATTGTTGGTTATGACTTTGTGATTAAAGTCGAGAAGTCTCGATTCGTAAAAGAACAGTCTAAGATTCCAATTGGCGTATCTTGGGAAGGTGGTGTACAGAAGTACTCAGGACTTCTTGATGTTGCGTTGGCTGGTGGTTACGTAGACAAACCTTCGAATGGTTGGTATCAACGAGTAGACTTGACTACAGGTGAAGTACTAGGCTCTAAGTTGCGTCTTAAAGAGACCATGACTGCTGACTTCTGGGAACCTATCTTTGAGTCAAGTGATTTTGCAGAGTTCCTGAAGAAGACGTATCAGATAGGATACAAGAGTGAGATTAATCCTGAAACATTAATTGAAGAGGAACTGGCGTGAAAGATCTAAATCTAGATAAACCGTCTGAAAATATCGACTACACGTTAGAACCAGCTGTGGTCGATGGTGCAGAAACATGGAATGTGAATCTCAAACGAGAACCGTATGACGATGTCACAATTCGTTTTAATAACGTCCGTATCAATGGAGAAGAACAAAATATTAGTTTTACCTTCGATGTGGTTGACACATTAGACCCAAGCGTGTATAATACAGAGAATATACAGCTACAAGGGTTTGCCGGTGAGGTACTAGGAGACATCCTAGATTCGGCAATCGAAACTGGATCACTACAGAAGAAGGACTCAAATGACGGACATCAATCTACAGCAGACGATTCTCCGGAATCTACTGACTAACGATTCCTATATGAGGAAGGTCGCCCCCTTCCTCTCTCCCGACTACTTTGAAGGTACTTACAAAAGCGTATTCAAAGAGTTTACGGCATATATCGCCAAGTATAACAATCTCCCATCTAAAGAAGCACTCAAGATTGAGATTGACTCTGAAGACCGTATGTCAGACGAACACTATCGTCACACAATGGACATACTCCCAGATATCTTCAAGTATGCTGAAGAAGACTTATCGTGGTTAGTAGAACGCACTGAGAAGTGGTGTCAAGACCGTGCGGTATTCAATGCGGTGATGGAGTCTATCTCTATCATTGATGGTAAGCACCAAGAGCTATCCAAGAATGCGATACCCGACGTATTATCCAAGGCACTGTCTGTGTCATTCGATACTAACGTCGGTCACGACTACTTGGAGAATATCGATGCACGGTGGGACTTCTACCACATGGATGAAGAACGTCTCTCTTGGGACTTGGATTACTTCAACCGTATCACCAAAGGTGGTTTGCCTAACAAGACTCTGAATATCGCTCTTGCTGGTACTGGTGTAGGTAAGTCTCTGTTTATGTGTCACGCTGCGGCTGCGGCACTCAGTCAGAACAAGAACGTTTTATATGTTACTATGGAGATGTCCGAAGAACGTATTGCAGAGCGTATCGATGCGAATCTACTGAACGTGCCTATTGACCAGTTGGAACACCTTAGTAAAGACATGTTTACAAATCGAGTCAAGACTGTGGCAGACAAGACTACTGGTAAACTTATTATCAAAGAATACCCGACCGGCAGTGCACATGCAAATCACTTCCGTGCACTTCTTAATGAGTTGAAACTGAAGAAGAAGTTCCTACCGGATATCATCTTCATTGATTACCTTAACATATGTTCTTCTGCTAGAATGAAGTCGATGGGTGGTGCTATCAACTCTTATACATATATCAAATCTATCGCTGAAGAACTGCGTGGACTTGCTGTTGAATTTGACGTTCCCGTAGTCTCTGCAACCCAGACTACTCGTTCGGGTTACAGTAACGATGATGTGAGTCTTGAGGACACCTCAGAGTCGTTCGGTCTCCCTGCAACAGCAGACTTGATGTTTGCACTTATCAGTAATGATGAGTTGAATGCAAATGGTCAGATACTGGTTAAACAGTTGAAGAATCGATATAACGATCTAGGTGTAAACCAGAGATTTGTTGTTGGTATTGACAGAAGTAAAATGCGGTTATTTGATGTAGACCAAAACGATTCCCCCCTAAATAAAGAAGTAGATAATGGTCCAGCTTTTGATAATTCAAACTCTGGTCAGAGAATTGACTCAGAGAAATTCGAAAACTTTAAATTTTAGGGAATCACTATGGATCCGATCACACAAACTGCTTTCACTATAATGCTCATGGCCGCGGCAACTTGGTTCGCCAAAAGGGCAGGTCGACAAGAAGGGATTAATGCAGCAGTCTCATACTTACTTGAGATGGGTGCTGTCACGGAAAATGACTTAAAGAAAGCGAACGAAAGATTTCAAGATGCAATTGACGACGAGGATGATTTTTTGTAATGACTGAGGTAGTTATTCGTAATAAAGAGTTACTAGATACTCTTAACAGTTTCTCCGATGAGATGCTGTCTAAACCATCGTACGATAATAAAAAGTATTGGACCTATCATGAACCAGAAGATATTCATAAAGGAGATTATTATACTTCTCGTGATTATCTAGAAGACTGTTTGTCTCGTGGTCGTGATGGTCTGGTTGGCCCGCCCGATAGATACTTCGCACAACCAATCTCTTTGATGGTGCGTGAAGATGAAGAGATGTGGGGTGGATTTATGCAAAAGGTGAAGTACGACTTTGCCGCTCACCTAGGTGCGCATACTTCCGCTCTACTCTCTTACTATCCGCCTGGCGGTTTTGTCGGTTGGCACACTAACTATGATGCCAACGCATATCAAGTCTTATTCACATGGTCAGAGACCGGAGACGGGTTCTTTGAGTACTATGATAAGAAGACAGACCAGATTACAAAGATTCAGGATGTTGCCGGTTGGCAATGTCGACATTATTATTTCGGTGCAGGCGATGAAGAAGACCTACACTGTTGGCACGCTGCTTATGCTGGATGTCAACGCATTACCCTCGCATACAAATTTGTGAACGGTGGTAGTGTGAATAATCCCGAAGATGCGCAGGCACGACTAATGCGTGATATGTTAATTGATGAAATTGAGAGTGAAGAATGAAAAATAATGATATTGTGACAGTCGTCACAGTGAGTGGTGAATATGTCGGTCGTCTAGACGGTCTTAACAGTAACGGTACCGTGACCCTTAACGATCCTCGTATGTTGATCAATGGTGACCAAGGAATTGGTTTTGCCCGTGGTGTATGTATGACTAGTGAAGAGAATCCAGATAAAGTTTCTTTTCAACAATACGTACTATGTACTAAAACCAATACTGCATTTTCGGATGCGTGGACAGAAGCGACAAGTGGAGTAAGACTAGTATGATTGGACCAGAAGATAAAAAGAAAGTCGCAGACGCGATTAGAGAGATGTCTGACAGTATGTTGCGTATCGATGCTGAGAAAGAGTTGATGAAAGACATCGTGGATGTTACCAACGAGAAGTACGGAGTCGATAAGAAGCACTTCCGAAAACTTGCGACTATCTACCATAAACAAAACATGGAAGAGTCTCGCACAGAGGCTAATGAAGTCTATGAACTGTATGAGGAATTGTTTCAATAATGCTTTTAACTGCCGGTTGTAGTTTTGTATGGGGGGATGAATTGGAAGGGTTTGATCAAGACCCACCCGTTCATTGGGAACACACATTTACACACCTTCTTGCTAAAAAACTAGGGGTAGACTACGAGAATCGTGGTATCTGTGGTGCATGTAATGATAAAATATTCCGTGAAGTTACTGACTATATTCATTCGACTAGCAATACGATTACTCATGTAGTTGTTATGTGGTCCGCTTGGCAACGAAAAGAAGTTGTAGAATATATGCCAAATAATCGCGACGTTAAAATTGGTCGACAAACAGATGTTACTCAGTTTTCCCAATTACGCACTGAAAATATCTATGATAAAGGATGGAGACGTTCTTACAAATATATGTTTGATGAGGCATATGACTCCAAGACCGACATCATGCATACTCTGAGTAAGATGAAAGCATTAGAAATTATTTGTGAGGCTAAAGGGATAACACTAGTGCAGGGAGTGTTTCATCACCGAAACTGGTCTAACATAATGTCTATATTGTCAGATAGATGTCCAGATGATGCTTCTGGTAAAATACAAAAGAAAGAACAACGTATCGAAGCTATTCCAGATTACAAGAAATGGCTTCTCGATTCTATCGGAAGTCTAAAAGAAACTAGTCGAATTGGTATGGGTAGGGGCGTCGATTTGTATACTCTAGGGTCTTCTATAAAAGATATCAAAGAGTATGGCCATCCAGGCGAAGAGACACAGATACTGTTTGCAGACCAGTTACATGAACTCATTGCTAAGTCTAGTCAATAAATCTTATAAATAACATTGTAAAATCAACTGAAATACTTGGAGTAAGAAATGGATAATAATGCATTAGTTGGAATTATTTTTTTAGTAGTAATAGCATCATTCTTTTACGTTGCTAGAAAAAAAGATATAGACCCTTCTAACCCAGTAGGAAATGCAGGCGGACCTACTGTAGAAGAAAAAAGAGAAGAGTTTTCAAAAATGACAGTACCTAAATTAAAAACATATGTCAAAGAAAACAAAACTAAACTGAAAGATTCGAAAGGTCGTATTCCTACAAAGAAGGCAGATCTGATCGAAGCTTCATTGGAAATATGGAATAAGTAAAATGCAGTCTTTCAAGTCCTTTCTCGAAGAAGGTGTAAATGATCCAGCAATCTTCAAGGCAATCTTCCTTGCAGGCGGTCCTGGCTCTGGTAAATCTTTTATCGTGGGTAAGACCGGATTACAGTCTTTTGGTTATAAGGTTGTAAACTCCGACGATGCTTTTGAGGCTGGAATGAAGAAGGTTGGAATGGATATGACTCCAGACAACATCTTCTCACCAAAGGGACAAGAGATTCGAGGTAAGGCGAAAAAACTTACTGGTACCAAGGAAGCAATATACTTGAAAGGTCGTCTTGGATTAGTAATCGATGGTACTGGTAAAGATCCAGACAAGGTTGCAAATCAAGCAAAGAAATTAAAAGAGATGGGTTACGATGTCGCAATGATTTTCGTTAACACCGATCTCGAAACTGCTATCGCTCGTGACGCAATGCGAGCACGTACTCTAGGAGAGAAGGGTGTGACTGAGTACTGGAAGTCGGTACAACGTAACATCGGTAAGTTCCAGCGCATGTTTGGTAAACCTAACTTCTTGGTTGTCGATAACTCTCAAGGTAAGAACTACGAGAAAGAAACCTTGACCGCATATCGTGATGCGAAGAAGTTTACTGACAAACCTCTCTCAAAGAAAGCAGAGAAGTGGATAGCAGCAGAACGTAAAAAGTCTAAGAGATAGTTGACAACCCCCCTCTAATATAGTATAATTCATCTCACATTACAAAGAATCACTGAGGTGTTTTATGCTAGTCCGGTTAGAAGTTGATGATGATAGTATTGACCAATTGATGGTCAGAACTCTATCAGAGACAATCCCCTATTTGTGTCCCAACGAAGATGAAGAACTCATATCTGCTATCAAGACGGTATGTGGTTATTTCAGTGTGGAAGGTGTATCTTGAGTTATCAGTCAAACATTGCAAGAGAGTACGCTGTTCTTCTAGCGAAGGCCGGTGACAATCCTAGTCCTAAACAAAAGAAACAGTTAGAAAAATATCTAAAACTTTTACGGCAAACTATTTGACATCTTCTCAAAAGAAGTGTATAATGGTTCTATAAATTCGACTGGAGATGTTTATGATACGTTTATCAATCGCAATGTCTATGCTTGGTTTTATAGGGTATATCACACTTGCACATGCAGAAACACCGAAGATGCAAGATAACGATGAAGTTGAGTGTTTGGCTTTGAATATATATCATGAGGCAAGAAGTGAAAGTGTCGCTGGTCAGTATGCAGTTGCGGATGTTACTCTCAACCGTGTACAGGACCGACGTTACCCATCGACTATCTGTGGAGTAGTTAAACAGGCAGTACTGAGTCAATGGGGACTTGATAGGGGATTAGAGATACCAAGAAAGAACATGTGTCAGTTCAGTTGGTATTGTGATGGTCTCGCAGATGAACCGTTAGAAACATACTCATGGTTACGTGCAAAAGATGTAGCAAGAGATATGATTTTTTTCCGTAAGTACAATGGTATAACAGAGGGGTCTACTCATTATCACGCCAATTATGTAAATCCTTCGTGGAGTTCTCATGAAAGGATGCGACTAGTAGGTAGAATAGGAGACCATATTTTCTACAAAGAGGGCTAAAAATGTCAATCGATTATGCATCTCTTCCGACAGGATTGTTTCCGGAAGAACTAGAGGTAAATAATGCATATATATTGTACGATCACACAGGTGGACTTATATGTGTGTACGGTGACGCAGAAAGAGCAATAGACCGCGCTGCCGATGAAGTGACTAAAGATTATCAATACGACTCAGTACATGTTGATGTCTTTGATTGGGTAATTACAGTAAGAGGGCTTCTGGGAGAAGTCACGATACTAATAGAAAGGATACAGTGAACAGTGTCCCGTTCGTCTAGAGGTTAGGACACCGCCCTTTCACGGCGGTAACAGGGGTTCGAGTCCCCTACGGGATACCATATAATTTGAGGATTTGTTATAATGTTTAAGAAAGTAGGATTTGCAATTTACGACTTTTACAGGTACTTCTTTGACCTAAAGATGAACCCACTACGACACATTCCGAATGAACTTGTACAGTTTATTCTTATGTTCTATTTGTCAGTAATGTGGTCGGTAGTGTTCACTTTCTGGGCAGGATACACTTGGATGTACGGCATTTATAGTGTTGGTGGCCACCTTATGGTACTTGGAGCATTCTTTATTACTGTCGCTATCTTTAACGATGCGGAGAAGAATGGTCACTTGTGGGTACAACGATCTAAGTTACCTTCAGTGCCAAAACGTCGCATTGTTTGGGACGTGGAGAAAGAAGGATGATTGATATCGCTGAATCGCCTCTTTCTAAAACAGGCAATGCGGTATGGGACGACACTTTTAATAAGTGTTTTTATGAGAACACCATGACTGTCATGTGGCCACACCACTGCATGTACGATGGACATATATATGTCGCAAAGGGAGAAGAATGCTCTTGGTGCGGTGCAACTGAAGACGTAGAACCAGAAGGCGAGAATGTCTTGGTTCCTATATTAACATTTTGAGGTAATGATGCCAATTAAGTATAAAGAAGATACTGTCAATAAAGATCGAATGACAGGAAAGACAACAACCCAAAGGTTCTATATAAAGAATTTGTCCTCAGACAATCTGTGGAAAGAGTTCTTAACATGTCGCACCCCGAAGTTGAAGCAAAAGTTTCGCAACGAACTTGTGAGACGCAACGTGACACAAGAAGAATTAGTCGCACGAACAGCGGCAGGAGAATAAATATTCTATTCACTATTGACAGACGGGTATTACTATGATACAATGTTTATCAAATAGTGAAGTATTAATTGGCAAGTAGCTCAGTTGGTAGAGCCGATGACTGTTAATCATCTGGTCGCAGGTTCGAGCCCTGCCTTGCCAGCCAATATGCGAGAGTGGTGGAATTGGTAGACACGCTGGTTTTAGGTACCAGTGTCGCAAGACGTGAGAGTTCGAGTCTCTCCTTTCGCACCAATAATTATGAACCAGTGAGAGTAATATGACGATGAAGGCCGGAAAGATTTGGGGACAAACAGAACTAGTTCATGCGAATGGTGTTCTAGAGTTTCACCGTATTGAGTACAAGAAAGGTTTCAAGTGTTCCGAACATCTCCATGAGTACAAGTGGAACGGATTCTTTGTAGAGTCCGGTGAGATGATCGTACGTGTGTGGCAAGACGACCAAGACGGTTTGGTTGACGAAACATTACTACGTGCCGGTGAGTTCACTCAAGTGAAGCCCGGAAAGATCCACCAGTTCGAAGGTGTAAAAGATGGTGTCGCGTTTGAGTTGTATTGGGCAGAGTTCAATCACAATGATATCGTTCGTCGTACCATCGGAAGTAAGTCGTGAACGGAGACCCCGAAGTAAGAGCAGGCGGTCGTACTAAACCGGATCGTTCGTGGTATCCTGATAACTTCGATTGGTATCTGAAGTGGTGCGCATCAATTCTCATTCTTGCGTCACTGGCAATGCGTTCTGCTGGTCCAGAGTTTCGAATGTATGACTTGACAATCGGTTTCGCAGGTATTATGCTGTGGACTTGGGTATCTATTATTTGGAAGGACCGTGCACTGATTATGTTGAATACCGTGTCTGGTTTTATGATAGCAACAACTATATTAAGAGAATGGTGATTTATGAATAAGAAGACAATCTATGCACACACTCCACCCTATACCAATGAGACTATAGAGTTTGAGCGATACACGAATGGTGTGTCGATGCAAGAAGTAGGAGAGATCGGAGTAGTCGATTACAAGTTCAATGAAGGTAATTTGATTCAAGAGTTTAAGGAATACATTGACTCTACGTATGATGCCCATTATTGCACTTCCGGTATTCAGTCCAGCGAGGTTATCATTGACCGTGGTCGTGGTATGGGATTCTTTCTTGGTAATGTAGACAAGTACAATGCACGTTATGGTAACAAGGGTGATATAGATGATCACCGAAAAGATCTTTTGAAAGTATTGCATTATGCTTTATTGGGACTATACACGCATGATTTGGAAAACTCGTGAGTCCAGTGTTTTACTTAGGATACAGGTCCGAAGAAGATAACAACGGTATTAAGTTGTTGAACAAAGATGAAGAGCGAGGGATAGATTTATCCACGTCTCCATTTAAAGAAGGTGATGTTTTTGTCTTGGAATCATCGGACGAAGAACACACATACTTGAAAAGAATATGGACTGGTAGTTCAGTTGGTTAGAATGCCGGCCTGTCACGCCGGAGGTCGCGAGTTCGAGTCTCGTCCAGTCCGCCACACTATATAAACTAGGAGTGTTTAT